TAAACAAGTTGTCAAAAAATTTTTTATCGAATTTGAGCCAAAAATAAACTTTAGTTTTTGTTTTAGCCATTTATCACCTTTTTAATGCCTACCCTCCCACCACTTCAATTATTTAATTACTTGTCGTTGCGTTTCTTAAATCCAAGAGTAAGTCCAGTGATGCCTGCAGCGATTACTACCAATCCAAGAGTTGACGTGATGCCCTCTTTTTCGCCAGTGTTAGGTAGAACACCACCGTAAACGGCTGTTTTTGGTGTCTCTTTGCTCACTGGTGCGAGGTTGTAGGATACTGCGACAGATTGTGCCGTTTTGCCATTAGAACGCTCCACGCTCGTTTTAAGGGCGTTTGCTGGCGTGCTAGGTTTTTGAGGTTTATTTGGTTCCTCTGGGATTCCCAACTCTGGCAAGTCCAAGATAGGTGCATCATTTGGAACCACTCCACCCTCGAATGGTGGAAGCTCACGTTCTTCTGGAATACCCGGGATGCCACCGTTAAATTCAGGAATGTCAACTTTTGGAGCTTCACGAGGAATCTCAAATGTAGGTTCTGGTTTATTTTCACCGCTCGCATCACCCTTTCCTCCTACGAGTTGCACATAGCTATACGAAGTAGCTCCATCTGTTTCTGCTTTCAACTCAATTTTGTTCGTTGGGTTAACTGAGTCCTTGACAGCGTTAACAAGCTTAGTCTTATAGTTGATGTAGATCATGTGATCCAAGCGATCCATCTTGATAGTAAAGCCATGATCTGATTTACTGATTGACTTAACTAAGTCCATAGCTGACCCCTTATCAACCCACGGATCTACACTTTCAATGTTCTTAATTTCAAAGTAGTTATCAACCAACTTTTGGTTTTCACTCATTTCATCAATGATTGTTACGTAGTTCAAAACACGTTTGGCATAGTTCACACGAGCTGTCCAATTAATCACAGTAGGGTCTTCTTTATCTTGAAATCCCCATTTAGCAATTAATTCATCTTTGCCAATGACTTGCTCTGAATCAATATTAGCTGTTACCACAGTGCCGTTAAAGTTGACGTTTACTGGCTTGCCAGATACAACCTTATCTGTCCAACTTGCATCTAGTTTCAAGTTCATGATTTTATTCAAAGGGTGTGATTTGAAATAGTCGTTAAATACAGTGGTTACTTTGTTAGTGGTAGCATCCGCTGTAGCTTTCCCAACCACTGCTTTATCTGGATTGTGCACATCAAACTCGTAAGAGGTTTGAAATTTTACTTCTTCGGGCAAGTCAAAAGTAACTTTGTCCCCCTCGTTAACTGGGACATCGTCTGGAATTTGAATATCTTTATACTCAACTTCAAACGGGCTATATTTGCCGTTGCCATTAGGGAAAGTAACCTCAACGTTTGGGTTTTCGACGTTGATAGTGTCCCCCGTTTTAGTCACTGTAGTAGGTGCCGCTTCGACTGGTTGAGCTACTTCTGTAGTTGTTGCTGGTGCTTCTACAATCGGTTGAGATTCTACGGGTGCTGGTGGAGTAAATACTGGTGTTTCCACTGGTGCCACTGTTTCAGACGGTGTCACCGTAACGTTTCCGCCGTTATCAGCGGTGTAGACATTAGACACCGCTGGTTGTGTGTCCACCACTGGTTGAGTGGTTTCATCGGCTGATACTGCCCCAGCTCCAATCAATAGAGCTGTAGCAATAGCGAGCGTGCCACACAATCCAAATGCTTTGCTTTTAGTGAATCCAGTTTTTGCGATTGTTTGAGTGTTGAATGATTTCATGGTATACTCCTTGTATAGATGTTTTTTTCTTGCACAGGCCCTTACCTGTGCTTTTTTTAGTGCCTTCAACGTGCACCCACAACCTCGCCGCTTTGTAAATATGTTTTTTTTAGAAAGATTTTTGTGCGGGTAGTAAAGTATTAATTTTTTGGGGAAAAATTATGGGTATAAGATGCACTCCACGACGAGGTCATGGCTGCACGCTGAAAGATTAACGTTATTTTGTGTACTTGTTCTTGAGGCGTTCTTGTTTCTCCTCTGGGGTTTCCACCCATTCAAAGAACGGCTCTTGCTGTTTCGGTTTCTTCTTACCAAACAAGAATTTCAATAGATGTTTCAAATCAATGTTTCTCCCAATCCGTGCATTTTGTTATAACGATCTCGACTAGGCTCCGATGCGTTTTTCTCAAAAGTCCATGCTGGAGTTTCTACTGTTTCTGCTTGCTCTTTTACAAATAGCCATTTAAATAGTTTTTTCATTGTTAAATTCCTTTCTATTCCCTAACCGCACTAGAGAGCTAGCGAGGACTGTGTTTTTAATCTCATATATATTTAAGGAGACAATTATGAATATCAAATCGTTGTTGCTTACGTAGTTGGTATCGTTCAGTTCCCTCACTAGCTCACTGCTACGGCTAGGGGTGTTTTTCTAAATATCCAAAATATCGTGCGTTCTACATGTAGCAATGAAATCAATTGCCACGTCTTGAAAAAGATCTCTGCGTTTGCTGTCTGGTGTGTCTGGTTTGTTGCAGACATCTCGGTACATCAGACATTTTGTATCAATGTCATCTAGTTCGCTCTTTGCTTTTTTTGAAACATCCAACGTCTGATTGATGTAGAGGATTAACTCCGTAATGTTGTCGAGAGCAGAGATGCCACCTTCCATCTTGTGGAAATTTTTGTCAAATTGGATAGCACACGCTACCAACCGTTTTATATAATGATTTCCATTTCGTTCCCCCCTTTTTTAATCCTCTTGTTCGATGAGTGGCAGGATGTCGTTAGCTTTTAGCAATTCATACAAGAACAAGCGTCCCTTTTGTGTCCAAGTCGTTGTCATATTGACTTGATCTTGACCGTTCTTATCCTTGTAATCAAATGTCGAACTATCGACATAGCCCTTACCTATGTGTTTCTTATACAAAATCCATTGACCGTTGACCTTGTACTGAACACCTAAATCATGCAAGATTGCATTGAACTTCCTGGCACTCATGCCGTAATCTGCCGCAATCTGGGTAACACGCACCGCTCCTTTACTTTCTAGAATGATGTCGAAGTAGCGTGCTTGCTCTTGCGCCAAGGCCAACTCAGCCTCTAGTTTCACCACTTTAGCTCGTTCGTCTTTAAGAGCTTGAAAGGCTGCAATGGCAAGGTCGGGGTCATTAAGCAGTTGGTCTGTAGCATACATGCCATGTTTGCGGATAGTTGGCAAAACCTCTGATGTGACCCAACGTTTAAACTCCTTGGCTTGTGGTAGTTTGCTGGATAGGATGAGCGAGTAAAGACCTGATTCGTTGATGATTACTAGGTCTTGCTTACCTCCAGGGGTGTCCATTGTGGTCACCCCTTTATCCTCTCCGTCTACATGGGTACGGATTGCTTTAGCGGTTCCTGAGTAGCCTAAAATCTCTGCTACATCTTTCCCTACGAAATAAGGCTCGTTGTCAACTGTTACAGTTCGGACTGCCTTCCCATTAAAGTTAAAAATTTCATTCATAGTGTTTCCTTTCTTTGCTATAATAGTTAATAAAAACGAGGTATTGAGGTATTAACATGAAGAATAAATCCGAAGTATTAGTACCACTCATGTTAGTGGGTTTGCTATACGTTGAATTTCACTGCATTACACCAGATAGCCATTCAGCTTTGACTAGCCTAACTGACATCAATTGGATGTATCTATGTCTAGTGATTGGTGTTGCTTTATTAATCTCGCTGATAGCGCTAAGCTATATTCATGACGTCCTACTCTTTTTCAAGCTTGAGAAAGAGGGAGATATAACTTATAGCTTTGTGATCGCTTTGGCTATCTTTGGAATCCTCGTTTTGAGAAACTGCTTAATTGTCCTGTCTGATACTCAATTTGGAAATTTAATGTCCTTCGTCAGCTTCCCTATCTTCGGCGCTTTCTGGTCGCTTTCCAAACGAACGCTCAAAGCGAACAGGGAGCAAGATGAGAACTCCGACAAGTATTGAGAATGTAAAGAACATGTAGGTCGTGAAGTCCCATTCTGGGATTGGGCGGCCTTTTTGCATGAACTCGATAAAATCGTGAATGTGATTCATTTTCTTCAACCTCCTACTCTCCTAAATCAACCCAAGTCTCGTCGATACCCAAGACATCGCACACTCGGTTTTTCAATCTGTTGCTTCCTTTACCATACTTCAGCAATTCTGAAATGGTAGGCTTCTTTACTCCACAAGCACGAGCAAGGTGTGTTTGTGTCATCCCCTCCGAATTCAATTTGTCTTTGACAAGCTGAATCCACTTTTGATGTTGTTGAGTCATATTCTCTCCTTTCTTTTTTAAAATATTGACTAAAAAGTTAGCTAATTTCTTGACATCGATAAATAAATTTATTAAAATCAAGACATAGAGAAAAGACTCACTAAAAAAGTAAGGGTTACCTATTCAAAACGGACGCCAATCAGTTTTTAGGTTTTTATTTTTTTAATTGTCTTATTCGCTAACTCTTTAGCTTACAAAAATATTGTAATAAATTTATTAAAGTTTGTCAATGGTTTTGTAGTAAATTTATTAAATATTTTTTGTCGTGCCTTAGAAAGGTTGATGTATCAATGTTTTTCACATTTGAAAAAATAAAAGAATTGGCTGACAAACAAGGTATTTCATTAAATAAACTTGAAGAAAAATTAGGTTTTAGCAGAAATACAATTTATAACATGAAGAAATCAACACCAAATGTTGAACGAGTTTCAATGATTGCCGACTACTTCAACGTGTCCACTGATTATCTTCTAGGTCGTACTGATAATCCTAATATAGCAAACAACGATAGAATCGCAGGTTACACGTCTGACGACCTCCGAAAAATGGCAGAGAACGCCAAGACATTCGATGGCAAGCCACTTACTGAAGAAGACATCGATGCCATCCAGAACATCATTGAGATTTATTTGAGAGGTAGATAGTATGACAAGTATTCCAATGAAAAAGAATCCGTTCAGAGAAAAGATGACAGCAATTAGAATTGTCAATCCTGAAACAGCTCAATCGTTAGGAACAATAACTAATTTCGATGTATTCCCTGGTTCGACATCTTTGGTTGCATTTCTAGACTTCTTTAATCTAAGACCTGAAACAGATTATATCTTATCTCTAACTGCCCACTTCCCTAACGGCACGTCTTACCCTGTCCATGCTACTAGAATTAATATCGCGAGACAAGATTTTGCGCTACTTGAAGACGGCTTTGGTATGGCCACTGGAAATTTCAGCTTTAATTTTACGATACAGAGCCCAAGTGATTTTTACTTTTTCTTCATCTTGATGGACGAAAACGGTCAGGAAGTAGATACAGCATATAGTTATCATCATTTTGGAAAGTGGGGATAAACGATGCCGGACACACAAGATAATTTCAAAACCACCCCTTCCAATGTTTCTTCAATTCACGCTTCTAAAACTTCATTGAAAACTGTACCCACACAAAATCGTGGTATAATGGAGTCAGAAATGTTATCGGAGGAAATTATTATGCCACAAGATACTTACAGCAAATCTGAAATCGACTTAAAACTTGATAAAATTAATTCTGACACCCAGCACGGATTTGAGAAAATTGATTTAAAAATTGACCAACTCAGACAAGAGATGAGTAGCGGATTTGAAAAAATCGGCTTGAAATTTGAACAAGTTGATTTGAAATTTGATAATTTCGAGAAACGTGTAGAGACTATGTTTCTAACTCAAGAGAATAAGAGATTAGAAGAGCAAGCTAAAAGCAAAAAAGAGTTCATGTATTGGTTTGTCGGATTGTTAGTTAGTACTATACTGGGGATACTAGCAATCATCGTAACCATTTTAACAACAAAATAACACAAAAAGGATAATAGCCTATGACTATTGAAGAGCTAGTAGACTCGCACGGTGTCACTCTCGCTTACTTTGATAATGACCTCTGGCATAGACCAGGAGTTTACATCAAAGAAATCAATATTATTTTCATAAACCGTGAGCTGTCAGAAAACGCCAAAAAACGGGTTATATACCACGAATTAGGGCATCTGGATCATTCTGCTGAACTTTATCAAAACAATCGCACTAGATGCGAAAATGAAGCGAATAGGTACATGATCCATAAACTGCTCGAAGAAGAGCTTTCAGCATCAGATGACCACAAGTCTTTTAACTACTTGCATTTTATGCAAAAGCACAAGCTTAGGACAGTAACAGATGAGTTGATGGTCATTGATGAGTACTACGAATTGATAGGATGAAAATATGGACTTCAAAAAAATAAAAAATCTAGGTACTCACCGAGGAAGAATTTCAAGCACAGAAAGCTAAATTATTATCGCAATAAAAAAGCCCTACACTCACCGTCGCCAAACTTAGAGTGTAGAGCTAGCACCACAGAAAAAACGTGTAAACTGGAAAACAGCCTTACATGTCCTTTTCTGTACCCATTTTACCAAAATTAAGGAGATATGACAATGTGGGTAGAACAATTATCAAACGGAAAATATAAATATTTCGAGCGATACAAGGACACTTACACGGAGAAATGGAAACGAGTATCTGTTACGCTTAACAGTGGGTCTAATCGAGCAAAGAAAGAAGCTCAACGCTTGCTTGATGATAAGATAGCCCAGAAGATAGAGTCATCAAGTACCACTAACGTATCGTTTCATAGCGCCTTCAACGAATGGTGGGAGTTCCATCAAAAACAGATTAAGTTAAGTTCAATCAAGAGCCTTGCAGCATCGGTTAAGCGAATATCTGATACTATCGAGCAAGGAACAATCCTGTCAAACATAAATGTCCGACTTATCCAATCCCTGTTAGACACTGGAGACTGGACAGATTCCCAGAAATATCGTGCCAAAACCGTATTAAATACATTCTTCGACTACGCAATGGATCAACAACTTATTTCTGACAATCCGTCACGAAAGGCACGACTTCCGAAAAAGAAGAACAAACTCAAAAAACAACAAGCAGCAAAGAATAAATACTTAGAACCAGACGAATACAGTCGTTTGTTGAAAGAACTCTATCGAAAAGATATAACGCTGAGATATGCTCTAGCGTGTGAATTTATGCTCTTAAACGGTTGTCGGATTGGTGAATTAGCTGGGCTGACTGTTTCAGATTACCACAAAGAGACGCGTTCCTTGGATATTCACACCTCTTTCAACAGATACATCCCGGAGAACGAGGGGACAAAAACCGTCGCTAGTTACCGAACTACCTACCTCACTAATCGAGAAATAGAAATTATTGACCAAATACTAGAGTTGAAGGTGTTAAGCGAATCAACCAATCCAGATTGGTATCATAGCGATAAGATTTTCACGACCAATACTGGAAAACCTATCCATAGCACAATTTTAAGTGCATCACTTCAACGGGCTAATGCTAGACTGGAAACACCTATCGACAAGCACTTGTCCCCTCATATTTTCAGACACACCACAATAAGCATATTAGCTGAAAACAACGTGCCACTAAAAACCATCATGGACAGGGTTGGTCATGCAGATTCGGAAGTAACTACTAGCATCTATACCCACGTCACAAGAAACATGAAGGACCAGGCGGTAAACGTTTTAGATAATATCATTACGAATAATCTTGCCCCCTCTTTGCCCCTCGGATAGAAAAAAAGAACCCTAGGTTTAACCTAGAGTCCTAAGAAACGTTGTTAAATCAACGTTTTATTTTTTCAAGTTGTAGAATG